CAAAAATCAATTACACAGACAAAGACATTGACGCCAATCATGGTCATGCTCCTGGTCTCGCAGAAAAATTAAAACATGCATTGAAACATTTACCAAAGGTAGCACCTAAACAAGGTGTATATCAGGGTGATGTTATGCATTCTCATGGTGACATAAAACACGATGAGAAAAAACAAACTTCTTCCTATACCCCAAATACAATTACATATACAGCCAAAGGTGATGCTGCCAAGAAAGCTGCTCAATCAAAATTTGGTTTGGTGGTTCATCAGAAATATGAAGGAAAAGATTTTGCTAGCATGAAAGCAACTCCAAATGTTGACCACGATAAATTTGGACAACATAAAGATGTTGATTTATCGGGTGCTGATCATGACACCAGCAAAGTTAAATATACTCAAGCAGATCAAAAAAGATTCCAGACTCATATGAATGCTGCGAAAGAAATACACGATACGCATGGTGAACATATGTATCGAGCAATTCATCCAGAACATAAAGGTGACTCTGGACATTTGGGAACTTATATAAATCAAACAGTTCGCAAAGATACAAAACCAAATGCCAAAGGTTTTATCAAGCACGTGCAAGATGTTTATGAGAAGAAAGCATCCAAGTTGAAATCTGAGAAAGGGCAAACTACTCAGCGTAATCTTGGTTCTGCTCATGCTTCTCACGTTGAAAAAAATAAAGAACACTATGAGAATCTATTCAAGATGCATCAGCATCTACAGAATGCTAAGAATCTTTTAGTTAAGAATCTAAACCAACATACTGGTGGTCTCGAGCATCATATTGGCGATAAGAAAACAGATCCTGAAGGATACGTTATAAATTATTCTCATAAGGGAAAACAAGAACCATCTAAACTGGTCAATCGTGCCGAGTTTAGTAAAGCCAATTTATTAAAGCCAAGAAAATGAAAACATTTAAATCTTATCTTGTCGAATCAGAAAAAGATGTCCATCACGTGATGGCATTTGGTCGGATGAATCCTCCAACTGCAGGACACGAGAAGTTAGTCAAACATATGCATGACACTGCAAAGAAACATGGTGCTGAACACACTTTAGTTTTATCTGGTTCGCATGCAACTAAAGATGGTTCTAATCCACTACCACCTGATGTTAAAAAGAAACACGCAGAACGTGCATTTCCTGGAACTAATGTTAAGGTAGCATCTAAAGAACATCCTACTGTCCTACATCATGCTGCTGAATTACATAAACAGGGTGTTAATCATTTACACTTTGCTGGTGGTGATGATCGCAAACCAATGTATGAATTACTCAAGAAGTATAATGGAAAAGAAGGTCCACATGGACATTACAATTTCAAAAGTATAAAGTTCCACAATGCTGGCAAGCGTGATCCAAACGCAAAGGGTACTGAAGGCATTTCTGGAACTAAACTTCGTGCTCATGCTGCAGCTGGTGAACAGAAAAAATTTGAATCTCATCTATCTTCTCAGATGAAACCAGAACATAAAACAGAACTGTATAATGATCTAAGAAAACATATGGGACATAAAGACCAATGAAAAATTTTAAATCTTTTTTAGCAGAACAAGAATATTATTTTGTTCCAATTAATGAAGCAGCTGATGATGCTTCTAAAGAGGGTGGTGTATCTAATAACACTAAAGGTGTGCTACACGAACTTCTAGTTGGTAAACATTTAAATGGTGGCAAGCATCTGGAAAAACACAAGAACGAACACGATGAAACACCTGAGCAAGCACATGATAGATTAAAGAAACAAATTCATCCTAAAGATTATGAAAAGATTCATGCCAATGCAAAATCTGCTGCGGAACATATTAAGAAACATCTTGAGAGTGAACATGCAGGTCATTCTATCCATGCGGTGCATTGGACTTCTAAACCTGGAGATACAGAAAAGGTAACAGGACATAAAGCATCTCAGAAAGAAGATTCCTCAGATGTTTATGTTAGCACTAAAGATAAAAAAGGTAATGTTAAACATCATGGAGTAAGTTTAAAGGTTAGCGATAAGTCTAGCAAAAACATTCCTTCTTCAAGTCTTGGTATGGAATCTGGTGGTTCCAAAGCAAGAGAACATTATAAAGAACACCAAGATAAAATCCTTGCAGCCCACCCTCAATTAAAGGGTAAGAATAAAGAAGCACGTAAGGAGATTCTTAAAAACGACCCTAAGATGCACGAGGATATTAAGAAACGTAATCAAGAACTATTACACAAAGTTGCTCATAGTCATGCTGCAGAACTACAGCATCATTTAGATACAGGTAATCACGAACATGTTACTAAACATATTCGTGAAGTTCTTCATGCACATAAAACGCCAGCACAAGAGCATGGTGGGCATAGTTTCATTAAGCATACAACATATCAAACTGCTAAAGGTGTTCAACATCATACAAGCAAACCAAGTGAAGACCACGAGCATATTCTAAAAGACCACAAGAACATTACAGTTAAATCAAGTGGTGGTTCTGTTCACTTCTATCACAATGGTAAGAAGTTTGCTTCTCAAGCCCACAAGTTTGATTCTCAGTCAGATCCATTAAGTTCACTTAAATCAGCAGGTAAAGCTGTATGAAAAAACTAATACTAGTATTATTCGCTTTATCTTTAACTGCGTGTTCATTTATTCTACCACGTCCACACGACCCAGAAATGTTTGGACGTTTAGTGGATACTAAAATTGTAGTTGACAAATTAGAATGTGGTAATCATCTTATGTTTCAAAATGCAGATGAGCAGATTGAACGATTAAAAGTTTATGCGCAAGTAAGACAAGATCCACAAGCAGATGCGATACATAAACTTCAAGATGCTATTAAAAAAGCAGGCGAAACTAAAAATAAAGTGTTCTGTGAATCTATCGTTAAAACAAATAAAGTTAGAATTGATGTTATAATTGATGCGTGGAAAGGAAGATAATGACTACATTTACAAGTGAAGATAGAAAAGCTGCTTATGATCCAGGTTTAACTTGCGTAACTCCATCTAGTGCTACAGGTATGGAAGAATCTGATTTGGTTGCCGAAGCACCATATCATCCAGGATATGAAGATGCTGTGGTGGACGAACATGTTAATAATTGGATAACTGAACATTTAGAATATAAAAATCGTCATTTGAAAACATCTAAGCAAATCGTTGATTTTATAAAGGGACAAAAATGTTAGAACAATTAAGAGAAGTAGCAGGACAGGGTGGACCAGCTGCAGCATTGGCGAATGAATTAATAGTTATTCGTGAGAACTATGAGCAGGGAAAATTAAACACAGAAGAATATCAATATTTAATTAATGAAATCGCAGAAATCCGTGCCCAGCAAGAATTGGCTACAGACGAAGTAGCTTGTCGTTGGATCGTGGCAGCTGCAAAAATTTTAATTAGCGCAGTATAATTGCCTAAATAAATGATAGTAACCAATTTTATAGATGGATTAAATGAAAGATTACAGACAACTAATCAAAGAACTACCGTCCAGTACTATTGTTTGTGCAGTTAGTGAGTTTAACCCTCCTACAATCGGGCATGAATTATTAGTCAAGACAGTCAAAAAGCTGGCAGAACAGAAGAATTCTGACCACGTAATCTATACATCCCCATCTAAAAATTCTGTTATTCAAGAAGATAAGAGAGAACATTATTTAAATTTAATGTTCCCAAACACTTCTTTTAAAAGTATCGCATCTTTGTCTGAAACGATTAAAGATTTAGCTCAAAAATATAAAAATATAGTTTTAGTTGTTGGTAGTGAACAATCTGCCAGTTTGAAAAAACTTGTTAAAGAATCTAGTTCTATAGAAATTATTTCTACATTAGATAATGACCCAGATTGTAATTCTTCAAAGATGAAATCTTTTGCAACTAAAGGGATCTTCGAAGAGTTTAAAAAAAGGTTACCGAGTTCTGTTCGTGAGTTGGATAGTCGTCGTTTGATGAACGATATGAGAATCACATTAGGTTTAGAACCAATTAAAGAACAGTTAAACTTAGTTAAAGACAATGTTCGTGAGCAATATTTCCGTGGAGAAATTTTTAATGTTGGAGATATTGTTGAGTGTAACGGAGAAAAATTAGCAGTAGTTAAACGTGGGTCTAACCATTTATTACTTAAAGAAGCCAATGGTAAATTGGTTTCTAAATGGATACAAGACGTAACACCAACGGAAGAAAAAGAAATGAATGAGGACTTAACTAATAAAACAATTAAAAATAACGACAAGATTAAAGTCGCACGTGTCATCGCAACTATGCTTGGCGTTGATAAAGTTGAAGATACAGGTAACGCAGAGTTGCTTGTTAATACTGCATTACGCAGAATTAAGTCTAAGACTTTAAATCCTGAAGCATTAAAGATTGTTGATAAGATGCTACAGTTGGCAAATCAAGTTGGTATCCAGTACGATACAAATTTAATTCCACAGAAACTTACACAAGAAGATGTTGTTAATACTAAAAGTAACTATAACATAGCAAAAGATAAACTTCGCTATAAAGACTTTAAGAAATTAAACGCAATGACTTCTGGAAATTGCGAACAACACAATAAACCTGGACATACATTAGTTGAGCCAGAAGCAACTGAAACTTTACGTAAACAGAAAGTTAAACATCATTTGGGTGAGAATGCTCCAGTTGATGTAAGTAAAGTTAACCATGCTGGCGACGAACCTCATGATGAGGAATGGGAAGATACTGGTATTTGTCCAGTACACAACGTAAGGCATGGTGAAGAAGGTTGTGAACACACTAGAGATGTGTTAGAAAAAGAATTAGATTTAACTGATGAAGAGATCGACCACATTATTAATACTACTCCCGATGATGAATTTATTGATGAGTATGAAGATGATGAGTTTGGTATTATCGATCCAGACACTGGAGAAGAATACGACGAAGAAGAATGTGCTTGCACTATGGAAGAGCAAACAATCCTTGAAGTTCTTTCAAGAACAGAACGTATGCGTGCAAGAATTCGTTTCGCTAAATCAAAAGCAAAGCGTGAGCGTAAAGCAGCGATTGCTCTAAGAACTCGTGCTACTACCAAGACAACGAACAAACGTGCACGTCGTTTAGCAATTAAGTTAATGAAGAAACGTCTGTTACGTGGTCGTGATTATAATAAATTATCAGTTGGAGAAAAAGAAAGAATTGAACGAGTAATTCAAAGACGCAAACCAGTTATTGGTCGCATTGCTATGAAACTTGTTCCACGCATTCGTTCTGTAGAGAAAGCAAGATTATCGCATACAAAATATACTAAGGGGTCTGGAAATGTTGCGTTTTAGTGAATGGCTTACAGAAGCAACTTATCAAGGTAGAGAAGTTCCACTTAACAAACCAATGAAAGGTGATGTTAAGAAATCTAAAGTATATGTAAAAAATTCTAAAGGTAATGTAGTAAAGGTGAATTTCGGTGATAAAACTTTATCCATTAAGAAGAATCAACCTGCACGTAAGAAGTCCTATTGTGCTCGTTCCTCGGGACAAGGAAACCTTACAGACAGAACAAAAGCAAATTATTGGTCAAGAAGAGCATGGGATTGTTAATATGAATGAAACATTAGTAACTGCGAAAATTTGTTTGGCGAATACATTTTTAATGTATTTCAAATCACAAGCGTATCATTGGAATGTGGAAGGAATGTTCTTTTCTCAGTATCATGATTTTTTTGGTAAAATTTATGAAGAAGTTTATGGTGCAGTTGATCCATTAGCTGAAGAGATTCGAGCAATGGGTGAATATGCTCCAAAAAATATAGAAGAATTTTATAAAGTTACAACAATTAATAATGATAATTCTGCTACAAACGTGACTGAAATGTTGCAAGATTTACAAGAAGCCAACAATAAAACCATCGAGAGTCTAAATAAATTGTTTGATTTGTTAACTAAAAACAAAGAACAGGGGTTCGCTGATTTTATTGCTGGGCGATTGGATGCTCATAAGAAACATGGCTGGATGATTCGTTCTAGTCTAAAGAAAGTTGGAGAATAAGATGGCAAAAAACTTTAAAGATCTAGCTGGCGCATGCTGGAAAGGTTATAAAGCAGTTGGTTTAAAAGATAAGAATGGACGCAAAGTTCCTAACTGCGTTCCAGAAGAAACTCAGTTAGAAGAAGCAACTGTAAGTAAGAAAGATTATTCTTGGGGTAAGATGATAACTGTTCATCACGGTAAAGATATTTCTTATCCATTACACCCAGAACACCAGAAGATTGTTAAAAACTTAAGACCATCTGGTGAACATTCTAAAGCCATGTATAAAGATGAAACTGGAAACCAAGTTCATGTATCTCGTGAGAACGATAAAGTTCATTTCGTTTCTCATAAAAAAACTGGCAGCACAAAGACTACTGTTGATTATAAACATTTTGATGAATCTGCTCCAGCAAAGAACACTGATGTTTCAGATAAGTCTTGGTTAAAAGATGTAGGTAAGAAGCCAACGATTAAATCAGACTTGAAAAATTTTAAGAACTTCTTGACTGGTAAAAAAGAAACTAATGAAGAAGTTGAGCGAGTAGAAGAGGGTTGGTACGAAAAACCAGCATCAGCATATCGCCGTAAAGGTGATGAAATTGGTGGTGGTTCTCCAACAAATTTCTCACCAAATTCTAGAGCATCAATAGCCAAAAATTCGAAAGCTCCAGTTGCTCCAGTTCCAGATAAGAAATATATCAAAGGAACACCTGAGCATAAAGCATATAAGGCAACAAAGAAACCAATCAATGGTATGCCAACTAATGAAGAAGTTGAGCAAATTGATGAGATAACTCATGAAGTTGGTATTAGTTATGATAAGAATGCAATGCGTGCACAAGGTAAAGTTAGAGTTGCAGCTAAAGACCATGACGATGCAAGAACTAAAGCATTGGATTCTATGAAAGGTCGTGAGAAGAACGTGAAGGTACACTCTTCCAGAAATCTTGCTAAAGGTAAAGAAACTGATACGGTTAAGTTCAATGAAGAAACTGGACAGATTCTTGAAATTTCTGATGATACTGCAGCTTCTTATGTCCACAAAAGAAACATTAGCTATGTTAAAAAGATGAAACCTGATGCTAATGGTAATATTCAACCATCAGCTGTTTATGACAAAATGTCAGATAAACATAAAGAAGGTATTAATCGAGCAATGAATCGTTTGATGAAACCAGTTAAAGAAACAGTAGATCGTGAGGATGAGTCTGATTATTCAATCTCTCCAAAGACTGGAAGAAAAGTGCATAAGCAGATTGTGTTTAAAAATGGCGAAGAAAAGATGGAAGAAGGATATGTAGTTCGTTACAACAATCCTAAGTCTGAAAAACATGGTAGCGAAAAACATTTTGATGACCAAGACTCTGCACAGAAACACGCTGATCGTGGAAACTCTGTAGATAAAATTGGTGGTAAATATACTGTGCACAAGACTAATGAAAAGGGACACGACATCAATGAAGGAATAGTCAAAGGAACAGCTGAAGTTATTAAACAAGCAGTGCGTGTTCCTTATCGTGCAGTGAAGAGAGTTGCTGGTGCAGTACTAGATACTGCAAAAGATGTTGGCGATGCAGCTGCGAATGTTAAGAAAAAATTTAAAGAAGATTTTGAAAACGGAGAGGTAGAAACTAACGTGAAAACATATAAACAGTTTGTTGAATCTCTTAATGAGATTAAAATGTCAGATTTACCATCACGAAAAGTAAGTGGCAAGTATGGTACTGAATATTACAAAAAAGAAGCTGAGCAAGATAAGAAAGGTTATGACGACGAGGACAAACCAGCAAAACCAGCTGGCGAGAAACGTGGTCGTGGTCGTCCAGCAGGTTCTACATCTGGTGCTCGCCAGAAGGGAACTATTGCTAAGAGAAAAGGTAGTGGTGTCGAAATGACAGGCTACCCAGTTCATTTGCCAAATTTTAAATAAGGAGAATAAAATGGCACTATGGGGAAAAACAGACGCAGAAGGCAGCAAGCCAAAGTATCTAAACACTGCTGGTAAAGCAGCTGTCGAAGGTATTTCTGCAGCAGAAGCAGCAGTTGCTGCAAACAAAGCAAAGGGTGTTGCTCACGCAGGTTGGGTTACTACTCGTTCTTATACTGACGCACAAGGTAATACACGCAACAAGACTGAAGTTTTAGTTGCTATGAGTTCTATTACTGGTGATGACAATACTGACGATACGACAATCGGTGCTGATGCTTAATAAATAAACTTGTCTAGGGAAGAAGTTTTCCCTCTTTTTAGGATGGAAATTATGTTAGAAAATATTAAAAGCGAACTTGAAACATTGAGAGCAGCACATAAAGAAAAGATGGATTTTCTTACACAGTTACGCAATACAATAATGCAGACTGAAGCAGAAATACATCAACTTAATGGTGCGATCGCAATGTGTGAAAAATTTATGGTATCAGCAGCAACTGAAAAGACAGATGATGCAAGAAAAATTAAATGATGCCAATTTTCTAATTTATGCTATGCACAATTATGACAACCCTCAGTGTCATAGTTTAGCTGAGTTCGAAGATGATTTGAAAAAGTTTATATATCTGAAAAAATTAATATACAGATATAAAAATGCAGGTGAACTAAGAGAGCGATTAATATTAAACCATATCATCGTTTTATACAATATTTTTGGTGAGGCAACTACAAAAATGTTGTTTTATAAAATCGAAGAAGATCTTTGGCCACAATTAATCACTTTCTTAGTTTATCTGAATAGAATGCCAGAAACTATTCCAGAGTTTGGAATTAGGTTAACTGATATTAAATTAGACGAGAATATTATAGCAGTATTAAGGAAGATATGAGCAGACTAATAGACAACTTGTTGGCATATAGAATATTAACTATGCTTATCAAGCCATTCGATGATACACAAGCATACAAACTTGGTATCATTGACGCTAAGGGTAAAAACCTTAGAAAGTCAAGCACATTAAAAACATCTGCAGAGAAAGATGCTTATACATATTTGCATCGTTTAGTGTTTAATATGAAGAAGATTATCAATCGTCTTCCAGGTGGCGAAACGAAATTAAAAAGTTTAGTAGCTGCATTATTTTTAGTTAAAGAATATTATCAAAATAATGATAGAACGACTTCTTTGATGGAAAAAAGATATAATGAGATTTTAGAGTTAGTAGAAAATAATGTATATTTGGTCGAAGAAGAAATTATAGTTAGAAAGTTTATGGCAGAAGAAGTAGCTAATATTGCTGGCGCAGGTGTATCTACTGATACTCCAGCACCATTAAAGAAAGATGTTGCAAAATATAAACAGATAGCTAGACGTAAGAAACCAGTTGAGGTTGTATAATGATGTGGATGCTTAGTTATTTACCAGATGCATTTCTGCACTGGGTTATTAATATTGTTTTACTTGCTGGTATAGTAGGAACAGTTGCATCTGTATTATTCAAGTTAGTTATTCGTTGGTTCCCATGGGTTATACCTTATCGCACTTTACTTCAAATTATAAGTATTGTATTGTTGCTTTCTGGTGTATATTTCAAAGGTGGATTAGCCATTGAAGAAGAGTGGCGTGCAAGAGTTAATGCTCTTGAAGAAAAAGTTAAAATTGCTGAAGCAAAATCTCAGCAAGCAAATGAAGATTTAGAAAAAGTTCGTAAAGAAAAAGTTAAAGTAATTCGTGATACAAAAGTAGTAGTTCAAGAAAAGATTGTTAAGGTTGCAGAAAAAATTGATGCTGAATGTAAGATTGATCCGCAAGCCATAAAACTTTTAAATGAAGCAGCAGGAAATAAAAAATGAAAACTCTTTTGCTAATACCTGCAGCTTTTCTTTTAACTGGATGTCTATTTACAACAGTTCCAGTTAAAAGAACATTTCCAGAAGTTCCTAAGGAAATAATGGAAGCATGTCCTGACCTTAAAGCTGTCCCAGATACAGAAAAACTATCTGAAGTTTTAAAGGTCGTTACAGAAAATTACTCACAGTATCAAGAGTGTAAGATTAAAGTTGATACTTGGGTTGAGTGGTACAAGACTCAAAAAATCATATTCGATAGTGTAAAATGAGTCCTGTAATTGTTTCAACTTCGTCTAACAAAGAGTCCGAGATGATAGACCAAGAGAGAGTAGCCAAATTGGAAACACAAGTAGAAGCCATTAAGGAAGATGTCTCTGAAGTAAAGAATGACATCAAAGAGTTACATTCACGCATAACTACTGGAAACCGAGAGGTTATTGAAAAATTTGAAGAAAAGATCGATGAACTTGCAAAAAATGATAAGGAACAACACACTGCTTTAAAATCTGCAATGGATAAAGTCAGAGAACGTGTTGATGTTCTAGAAAGATGGCGTTGGATGATTGTCGGTGGTGCAATAGTTTTAGGATATGCTTTGGGGCATATCGATGTTTTGACAAGAATTGTAAAATAAATTTGCTTTAAATTGTGAACTAGGGTAAAATAGTTACTCTAGTGGAGTTATTATGTTATACATTGATGTTAAGTTTGCAAACATTCTTGGATCACGTCTAAGAAATTTCAAACAGAAAAAAGATTACCTTTGGAATTATTCTTGCCCAGTCTGTGGTGATAGTTCCAAAAACAAACTTAAAGCACGTGGTTACATTTATCGTGCTAAGTCAGACTTGCTTGTTAAGTGTCATAATTGTGGATATAGTACAAATCTTGGTAACTTAATTAAGTATGTCGATACAAAACTTTATGATGAATATGTTCTTGAACGCTACAAAGGTGGCGCAACAAGATATAATGACCACAAAGACATTGCTGATACCAGTGTCGTTTTAGAAACTCCCAAAGAAGAATTGCTTGAAGATAATATTCTCGAGCCACTAACACGTATCGATAAATTACTAGATACGCATCCTGTCCTTCAATATATAAAGGACCGACAAATACCAGAGGATAAGTGGAATCTTCTCTACTTCGCTCCAAAATTTAAAGCGTATACTAATACAGTTACTCCAAAGTTTCAAGAGCCAATAGTAGATGAACACCCAAGACTCATCATTCCTTACTTCACTGCTGCTGGTAAATGTTTTGCTTATCAAGCCAGAGCATTCGGTAGTGAAGAACCTAAGTATTATACAATTAAAGTAGATGAAACGCAGGAGAAAATATATGGACTCGATCGCTTGGATTATAGCAAACGCATATACGTGGTTGAAGGACCAATCGATTCTTTATTCTTACCAAATGCAATTGCTGTGTCAGGAGCAAGTTTTGATACCCCCACTGTTCGCCAGCTACTTACTAATGCAACGATCGTGATGGACAATGAGCCACGCAATAAAGATATAGTAAAGCAACTTGACAAATATATTGATCTGGGCTATAATGTTTGTATGCTGCCAGAAACCGTAATGCAAAAAGATATTAACGATATGGTTTTACATGGTAAAATGACCACAGATGAGATTGTTAAATTGATAAATACATTTACGTTTTCGGGCATAGGTGCCAAATTGAGATTCGCAACATGGAGAAGAATTTGAAAGTTAAATTAGTTAGTTATTCGAAACCAGCCCAAGAACTTTATCTTAGTGGTTTAACAGATGCTCAAGAACTTATAGCGTATTGCGCAAGAGTATCAAACCCAACAAATCAACTCAACACAGAAACATCAGAGAAGTTAATTCGTTATCTTATAAATCATAAACATTGGTCACCACTTGAGATGGTCTCTGCATGTTTAGAGATAACTACTACTCGTGATATCGCAAGACAAATTTTGCGACATCGTTCGTTTTCATTTCAAGAATTTAGTCAGAGGTATGCAGATCCAACAAAAGATTTAGATTTCGTTTTTAGGGAACCACGTCTTCAAGATCCTAAGAACAGGCAAAACTCAATTCCTATTAATGGTTGGAATTTAAAAGAGCAACAACTGATTGAAGAATGGAAGTGGCATCAAGAAGATGTATTACGAACTGTGACACATGCATATGAATGGGCTATTAATAACGGAATAGCCAAAGAACAAGCAAGAGCAGTACTCCCAGAAGGAATGACTGTTTCTCGTTTATACATGAATGGAAATTTGCGTAGTTGGGTTCACTTTATCGAACTACGCAGTGCCAACGGAACACAGAAAGAACACATGTTAGTAGCACGTGAGTGTGCGAAAGTTATAGCTGAAGTTTTCCCAATGATGGAAGACTTTGTAAATAAAGAATAATTAAAATATTTTGGAGTTACATATGGAAAGTGTCGTGCATGGCATTAGGGTTGACTACAGCCGAGATAAGTTGTTTGATGCATTGGGTTTGATGAGATTAAAAGAAAGTTACATGAAGGATGAAGAGCAATCACCACAAGAACGATTTGCATTTGTATCAAAACAATTCAGTTCGAATGCAGAACATGCGCAGAGACTATATGAATACAGCAGTAAGCATTGGCTGTCTTATTCTACTCCCATTCTTTCTTTTGGTCGTAGCAAGCGTGGCTTGCCTATATCATGTTTTCTTAACTATATTGAAGATACAGCGGAGGGACTAGTTGATAATCTTAGTGAAACTAATTGGCTTAGTATGCTTGGTGGTGGTGTTGGTATCGGTTTTGGTATTCGTTCAGCAGACGATAAATCTACTGGTGTCATGCCTCACCTCAAGATCTATGACTCCAGTTCTCTGGCATACAGGCAGGGTCGCACTCGCAGGGGTTCTTATGCTGCTTACTTGTCTATTGATCATCCAGACATTATCCCATTTTTAGAGATGCGTAAACCAACAGGGGATCAGAATCTGAGAACCCTGAACATGCATCATGGTATTAATATTCCTGATGCTTTTATGCAGATTATTGAGAAGTGTATGTTAGATCCAGAAGCAGATGATTCTTGGAATCTTATTGACCCACATTCAAAGGAAATTCGTGAAACTGTTTCTGCTAAAGAACTATGGCAGAAAGTTTTGGAACTTCGCATGACTACTGGCGAGCCATATCTGCATTTTATTGACACTTCAAATAAACATCTACCGCAATGGTTGAAGGATAAGGGATTAAAGATTAATCAATCAAACCTTTGTTCAGAAATCATTCTACCAACTAACGAGAAGAGAACTGCTGTTTGTTGTTTGTCTTCATTAAACTTGGAGTACTATGATGAGTGGAAAGACGATCCTTTATTCCTTCGTGATACTGCAGAAATGCTTGACAATGTTCTTGAGTATTTTATTTCTAATGCACCTTCCGCCATTAAACGTGCAAAGTACTCAGCCACTCGTGAACGCAGTATTGGCATTGGTGCGTTAGGATGGCATGCTTACTTACAGAAAAATAATTTGCCATGGGAAAACCCAATGGCAGTTGGAAGAAATAAGAAAATATTTAAACATATTAGAGAGAAATTAGATGTTGCAAATAAAGAACTGGGATCTGAACGAGGTGAAGCACCTGATGCGCAGGGTACTGGTAATCGCTTTAGTCATCTTATGGCTATCGCTCCCAATGCTTCTTCTTCCATTCTCATGGGCAATACTAGTCCTAGCATTGAACCTTATCGTGCCAATGCTTATAGGCAGGATACTCTTTCGGGTTCTCACCTAAATAAAAATCGCTATCTGGATAAAATTATTCAGAAAGAAGCTGAGAATCATAAGGATGGTTGGGTTGACGAAGTTTGGTCCAGCATTATCGCAAATGATGGATCCGTTCAGCATTTGGAATGGATGGATGAGTGGACCAAGGAAGTATTTAAAACTTCAATGGAGATTGATCAGCGTTGGGTTGTTCAACATGCTGCAGATCGTCAAGAATATATTGATCAAGCCCAATCACTAAACGTATTCTTCCGTCCAGACAGTCATATCAAATACATCCATGCGGTTCACTTCCAAGCATGGAAGCAGGGATTAAAGACAATGTATTATTGTCGTTCAGATAAGATCGCTAAGGCAGATAAAGTTGCTAAACGTATCGAGCGAGAAGTTATTAAGGAAATTGATTTAACAGCACTGGCATCAGCTGACGATGGTGCTTGCTTAGCATGCGAGGGATAACATGGACGCATACGAATTATTCTGGAAAATAAAAACTATTTGGATGGATAATACGGATAAAAACAGTGGCGTTGGACCTAAAAACACAATACACATGGCAACGATGGTAATGACTAAAAATGGTTATCGTGAAGTGGTTGCAGCTAAATGGAATAAAGAAATTAAAGCAATAGAACTAATATTAGACGAGGACTAGGATGATTAAAAAGAATAATAAGATGACAGATGAAAGGAATTATTTTAAACCATTTAACTATCCATGGGCATATGAAGCATGGCTAAAGCATGAGCAAGCACATTGGTTACATACTGAAGTTCCAATGGCAGAAGATGTTAAAGATTGGAAGAAAAAATTAACTAAAGAAGAAAAACAGTTTCTTACTAACATCTTTCGTTTCTTTACGCAAGGTGATATCGATGTGGCAGGTGGTTATGTTAAGAACTATCTACCATATTTTCCACAACCAGAAATCCGCATGATGCTTTCTGGTTTTGCAGCACGTGAATCATTACACATCGCTGCATATTCACATTTGATTGAAACACTAGGTATGCCAGAATCAACATACAATGAGTTTCTTGAATACCAAGAGATGAAAGATAAACACGATTATGTTCTTCAACTCAGTTCAAAGAATGGAACATTAGAATCTACTGCTACTCACATCGCTGTATTCTCTGCATTTACTGAGGGTATGCAGTTGTTTAGTTCTTTCATTATGTTATTGAATTTCCCACGTCATGGTTTGATGAAAGGTATGGGTCAGATTATTACATGGTCAATCGTTGATGAAACCATGCATGCAGAATCAATGATAAAATTATTCAAAGAATATATTAAAGAGAACCCAGAAATCTGGAATGATGAATTAAAATCAAAGATATATACTATTGCTGAAAAAATGGTTGCACTCGAAGACAAGTTTATTGATTTATCATTCGCTGGGTCACATATGCGTGACTTGGAACCAGAAGAAGTTAAACAGTATATTCGCTATATTGCTGATCGTCGCCTAATTTCAATGGGTATGAAAGGGATATTCAAAGTTAAAAAGAATCCACTACCATGGGTTGAGGAAATGATTAATGCTCCAGTACATGGTAATTTCTTTGAAAATCGTGTTACTGATTATGCTAAAGGTGCTTTATCAGGAAGTTGGGATGATGTTTGGGGTAAAGCAGCTTAATGATAGAATTACTTTACCTGTTAATAACAACGCACATTACTATAGTGTGCGTTACACTTTACCTGCATAGAGGACAAACCCATAGAGGTATAGAGTTTCACCCAGCACTATCTCATTTTATGAGATTTTGGCTTTGGTTAACAACAGGTATGGTAACAAAGCAATGGGTTGCTGTTCATCGTAAACACCATCAGATGTGCGAGAAACCTGGAGATCCACATTCACCACATGTATATGGAATTATGCATGTTTTATTTGGAGGAGCGTTATTATACCATGAAGCATCAAAAGATAAAAATATGGTTGATTCATATGGTGTTGGTACTCCTGATGATTGGATTGAGCACAACCTATACAGTTCTCACTCCAGACTTGGCATTGGCATTCTCCTTGTGTTCAACCTGATTGTATTTGGTTGGATTGGTTTATTACTATGGGGTATTCAAATGATATGGATACCTTTCTGGGCTGCAGGTGTTATAAATGGTTTAGGTCATTGGTGGGGATACAGAAACACCAATACTAAAGATCGATCGAAAAATATTTCTTTTTTCGGTATAATTATTGGGGGAGAAGAGTTTCATAATAACCATCACGCAGAGCCAGCAAACCCAAAATTAAGTAGAAAATGGTGGGAATTTGATATTGGATGGATGTGGTTTAAGGTTTTTAATACATTAGGATTAGCAAGGGTCAAAAATGTCGACTAAATATTTTGAATGTGAATCATGTGGAGCACGAGGAAAGATCGTTCTCAAAGGAGATGACCATTCAACAGAAGATGTGGTATATTGCCCAGTTTGTTCTGCTGACATCTATGAAGAGGAGGATCTAGACGATGAAGAATAATGTGGTATTACCAAAACAAAGTAGTAGAAAATTTACCTGAGGATTGTGTTGGATTTGTTTATTTAATCACGAACAATACCAACAACAAAAAATACGTAGGTAAAAAATTAGCCAAGTTCGCAAAGACAACTTACAAAACAGTTAAGTTAAAAAATGGAACAAAGAAAAAGAAGAAGATTCGTTCTAGGATTGATTCTGATTGGCTAACATACTATGGGTCTAGCATTGAATTAAACAAAGATATTGAAAGGTTAGGCAAGGAATCTTTCACACGAGAAATTCTATATTTTTGTAAATCGAAGGCAGAGTGTTCATACATTGAAGCAAGGGAGCAGTTTTCAAGAAAAGTTTTGGAGACAGAAGAATATTACAATGGACAAATCTCAGTGAGAGTCCATAAATCACACATACTACACAAACTATGAAGTACTTACTATTCATTACCGCACTATCTTTATCAGCAGTTGCTGCTTACTACTCCATCATGGGATTAGTTGCAATTTTCGCTGCAGCTGCCATTCCAATTTTTATTATGGGTTCGTTGCTAGAAGCATCGAAACTCGTTGTAGCATCATGGCTTTATCGAACTTGGAAAGAAATTCCAATTTTGATGAAGTCATATTTCACATTTGCAGTGATTGTTTTGATGCTACTAACTTCTATGGGAATTTTTGGATACCTAAGTAAAGCACACTTAGACCAAGCAATCCCATCAGGTGATGTGCAAGCAAAACTTGCACTAATTGATGAGAAAATTAAAACCGAAAAGGAGAACATAAATGCAGCTCGTAAAGCAATTACTCAACTCGATCAGCAAGTTGATCAAACCATCGCAAGAACAACAGACGCAGCAGGAGCCGATCGCTCCATCGCCATCCGTAGAGGTCAGCAAGGAGAAAGAAACAAACTCCTCACCGAAATCGGCACAGCGCAAACCAAGATCGCCAAGCTCCAAGAAGAGCGTGCGCCAATCGCAGCCGAAGTCCGTAAAGTCGAAGCAGAAGTAGGACCAATAAAATACATAGCAGCATTACTTTACGGTGATAATCCAGAAACGGATCTGCTAGAAAAAGCAGTCCGTTGGGTTATTATCATGATTGTTATAGTATTTGATCCTCTTGCAGTTCTTATGTTGGTTGCTGCTAACTGGCAAATGAAGAAAGATGCTGGAATCATAAAACCAGCAATGGCTTCAAGTTCTATCGATACAAATACTGTAGAACCAATAGTATTAAAAGATAATAATCAATTAGAAGAACCAGAAGAGGATAAACCTAAATGGTCTGATATGTTCTTTAAAAAGAGTCCATTACCAGTAGATTCTAAGAAGATTATTGAAGACTTTTTTGGTAGAAAGAAACCAGAAGAACTAGAGCCAGAACAGATGGCTGAAATGAATAAAGAGCCAGATGTTGTTATACCAGAAACAACTCCAGCAGTAGAAGAGTATGGTACGTTTGGACAACGTGAAAAGCGTATACATCTTGATACCAATGTAGAAGTTTCTGATAGTATTCAAATAGAATTACCTCCAGAAAAACCTCCAAGAATGCCACTTAGATAAGGTAAATTGCCTAAATATATTAGGTGAGACTTATTTTTGTTATGCGAATTTAAAATAACAAAAAAGGTTTAAAAATGAACAAAAACATCGCTACAGCGGTGCTTTTTGTCATGTTTTCGTTTTCAGCAATGGCTCAGCCCATTGTTACTGACTCGACTAGTAGAAGTACCACTGAGTCTACTTCCAATAGCACCACTACATTAAAGTCGCCACCTCCAACAGCAGTGGCTCCAGCAATTACAACAATCAACAATGATGTTTGCGCAGTTGCAGCATCAGGAGCAGTACAAACACAAATTCTTGGTATCTCCATGGGTGGAACCATGAGAGATATGAATTGCGAAAGAATCAAACTTTCGAAGAACTTATATGACATGGGTATGAAAGTAGCTGCAGTTGCTACTTTATGTCAAGACGAACGTGTATTTGCAGCGATGTTAGCTGCAGGAACACCATGTCCAGTCGATGGTAAAATTGGCGAAAAAGCCAAAGAAGAGTGGAAAACTCGTGGGGTATTAGATAATGTGGATAAAAAAGCAGTAGGTAACTATGCTGTATTACCACCAGTAATTGATTTAAGTAAACCAGCAGATCCAGTCAAGTAATGAAAAAGTTATTGTGCAGCTTATTTCTCCTGTTTTCTGCGGTATGTAACGCAGAGATAGTGACCATCCCAATTCCAGGTGCACCTGGATTGAACATCACTGTCGGAACAGGAGTTAATGCACTGCCATTACAAGACATACGTAATAATCCCAACGCAGTAAACATTACTACATGGGATGATTGGTTTAACGAAGTCCCACTGGGGTTTACTTTTCCATTTTATGGGCAGAACTTTACAACTTCGTGGGCTGCAACCAATGGTTATGTAACATTTCAAAATCCACAAACATCAGGACTGTGGGGTGGATGTTGTTCTGGTGTTGATTTAACTAGAACTACTGATCCAAGATATAACTATACGATCTATGGTCTACATA